TAAAGATTATCCAACCAAAATGTAAGCATAAGTCTTGTCTGCCGTAGAGTTGGCATAGTGGCTTATGGTTGCCTGTCCCTGCTGTTGGGCAGAGACGTAAATGTTTGAGTACGCAATTGGTGCTATGTATTGCACCACAACAATCACAGAAGGAGTTGCAGGAATCGCTGGAGTTACCCCAGCCGAAGCCGAAACAGCAGCATACTGCTCTAACGACACACCCAAGTCGCTTGGATGCCATGCAATCTGCACATAATCATTTGCCGCCATGTCTACAAAATAAGGCGTTACGCAGATTAGGTGGCTTGGGTCTCCAGAGGATTTCCTTGGTGGCATACCAAATCTGCTATTAGACCCCGCTATATCCGTTCCGTTTTTTCTAAGCCAGATATTGATGTCTTGCGAACTATTAGTTGTATTTTTGGCTTGAACAGAAAACGTGAAGCAGTATGTTCCAGCATTACGAACATTGAATCTATTTGTGTTGCTTATGTAAATACCATTGGACAAATCCGTGGTGTCACAAGACATGATATTCGCCGCGCCAAGCGTTGTTGCCGATTGGTCGGTAGAGTCCTGAAACGCGCCGTAGGGGGCAGAGTCCGCTTCTGCCGCGTTTGAGAACGGGATAAGTACAATTTTTGTATCTACGGAAATACGCTCGTCGTACAGGGTAGTCGTCGTAGCATTGCCCGTGGCAAGCGTAATCGTCCCAGTATTATTGGACTTGCCGTTCATCAGGTTGTTGACCACCTCGGAAATCTGCCGTGGGTCTCCACCTTGGTACGGTAGAACACGAAACATTATCTAGTCCCTGCTTGTTGAATCTCTACATCCATGCCGATAGCTGTCGTCCAATCACCTGACGGCTGGAGTTTTACCCTGTGGTATCTGCCGTAAGACCTAGTGCCTATGCGGTTCTCGCTGTTGGCTGCGGAAACCGTAGGAAAGGACACGGTCTGGTTAAGTTGTAGCCTAGAAGCCACAGAAGCACTACCCGTCCCGTTGTCTACGATTGGTTTTAGCATGGTAACCATCGACTGATTTGCGTCTGCGGAAATATCTGCCGTTTCAATTGTGGCTGTCTTTGGAACGCCCGTAAAGGTAATGAGTTTTGAGCCGTTAATCCCCAGAAGTAGCAGTTTCCCGCCTAGCCATGTCCTACTGTCTAGCGGTATATCCAGGGCATCAAGGCTTGCGCTAAAAGCGTCCAACCCCTCTAGGGTTATGGATGGCGTAGATACGGGAGCCACGCGGGTTGCCGTTGAGTCTGAGTACGACCATTTGCCCGTAGGAACGTGGTAGACCAAAACCCTGTAATTTGTATCAATTGTCGGGTATCCCCAAACCACCAGGTTATTGATGGGGTCGATGGCGGCACTCATGTTGCCTAAATCTGACTCTTTTAGCGTGTTAAAGAAGTACCGATTGACCTTCTCTGCGCCTATGTTCTTTAGGTTCTGCCCGTCGCAAGCGTAGAACCCGTCGTCGCCCAAAAAGTAGGTGATTCCCTGCCATTGGATGACCGAGTTTGGCTCAAAGCAACCACGGTTCCTAGCGATGTTGTCAAACTGGAATATCAGCGGGGTTCCAACGTAGGACATCCGCACGATACTGCGCTCTAGCAAGACTAATCCGAACTCGCCACCCGTAACACCCTGCACAAAACCACCGTCAGGGATGTCCTGAAAGTCGGCCTGTGTTGTGGCAGAGGTAGTCCAAGTCTTCTCGTTGTTAATCCCCGACCATTGGATACGGCTTTTGTTGTCCGACTGATAACCCGACACCACAAAGTCCCGCACCACGGTCACGAACTTGGCCTTGGGAGCGTCTACCGCTAGGTTTGCAAAGGTAGTCCCCGACATAACGTCGATGTACTGCATGGTATTGGACTCGTTAGCCGCAATCAGGGAGTTACCGAACTGCGTAAACTTCCACCCGCTTGTCCCGCTATAAGTTGCGGCAGAAATGTCGTCCCAAGTGAAGTCATTGGTGTCTAACTTGAACAACCGAGTCGTACCAGCGGCGTAGATACTTGTAATACTGTTGGTGTCCTTGGCGGCAGCCGCTGCCGTCAGGTTTTGAGGGGCGGCAGCAGAGTAATCTACTTCCTCTGGGAACGGGCCATAGCCCACCGCCTTTGGAAAACAGTTTTTAGCCGTGGTCAGCGCACCAATAACCCCTGGCTGGTCAGGTAGCCACTCTCCAAAGGTAACTCTTGTTATTGCCATGTGTTACTTCCCGAAGATTGTTGTGTCCAAACGTCGCTTTGTGCGGGTATTGGTGTCCATGTGTCCGAACTGGTCGATGCCTGTGTCCATGTGTCGCTCTGAACATTAGCGGCAGACCATGTATTTGGCTGGTCTGGGACTAAAACCCACTCCTCGCCAAACTTGTAAAGCGTGCAAGTAAGCTGTGCATTGCTCGCCACCTGCCCTGAAACTGTGTAAATAATCCCCGCAAGCGCGGTTAGCGTGCCTACTGCGGAAACATTTGCCTGTGCGCCTACCTCGAAACCGGCGGTAGCGGTTAGGAATCCCTCTGCCGTAATCGCGCCATCTACTATTCTGAGCCTTACTGCGTCCGCAGAAGCCGTCCCAGAGGCCGTAATATCGCCTACAACCGTCCGCAATCTTGTGGCTAGTGCCGTGGCACTTCCCACCGCAGTAATCGTCGCAGAGGGGCTTACAATGGTGTTAGCAGAGGCGTTCACAAACCCTGCGGAGGTTATGTCTCCGACAACGGTTCTTGTCCGTGTAGCGTCTGACACCACACTTGCCACGCCTGAAATCGCACCGGCGGCAGTTCTAGTTGCCGTTCCGTCTGCAGATACCGCACCAGCACTATCAATCGCACCGTTAACAGTACGCTCACGCACCCCTGCAACTACCACCTGACCGTTGGCGGTAATAATTGCCTGCGCGGTCTTGGAGAACTCAGGTATTGCGTTGACCGTACCCACGCCAGTAATGACTTGGGGTTGGTAGACCAAGCAGATTTCTGTGTCAGGCGAAGTCCAGATGGGGCTATCTAGGCTAAACGCTAGTGCGTCTATGCTTGTGCTGAAGTAATCTAGTTCTTCTAGCGTAAACGGGCCTTGAATCCCGCAGTCCATCCAGTTCGCGTCTAGCGTGAACGGTAAATCGTCCAGACTCCCGAAGCGGTCTAGTTCTTCAAGGGTCAGTAATGCCATTTAGTCCAGCGTAACGGTCAGGTTGCCAGAAGTAATCTTGAGAATGTCACCCGTGTCGATTGTCTTAGCAGTCGTCAAAGCTGTGTGCATGAGCAAGTTGCCGCTAGTAACCGCGTCCAAAATCCCGATGTAGCCCACGGAACCCCACGAAGCCGTACATTGCGGGAAGGTAACGTCTGCGCTAGAGGTAACGATTCCACCCGAAGCCGTGGTCACGGACAGGACTTGGCGAGCATAGGAGCCACCAGAGACTTCCGTACCCGAACCAGCGTCCGTTGGGTCAGATGTGTAGAGTCCAACGTACACCGTCGTAGGGGAGGTGTAAGAAGTGTTGCGGAGAACATGGTCTAGGACTTTGTTCTCTAAGTAGTTGCTAAATTCTGCCATTTTATTACCTCGTTGTAACGGTCATAACTAAGGGAACACCAGAAAACTCACTCTCCTCGTCGGAGGTGTTGATTCGTGCAATTGCTTGGTTGTAGAGGCTTGACCACGTTTGTGTACGCGGGTCGTTCATAAGGTACGGCTCTGCCTCTAGGAGAGAGGCGTAGAGCAGCGCGTCTGGGTAGTTAGCCAAGAACTCATTGCTAGTATTGCCTGACGACAGAACCACGGGCTTGTAGTAGTAGAGCATCTGCAAGACGTAGGCGCTGTCAGGCTTTGGCGCGAACTCTAACTCGTTGCCGCGCATGGTGTAGAACACAGGCAGACCTTGTTGGTCTGCGCGGGAGTTGCTAGAGAAAGCACTTGGGGAGAGGTAGGTCACTACCGTTCTCGGCAAGCCTTGGATAAACACATCGCGGATGGACAGAAAGTCGCTTGGCAGTCCTACCGTCGGGTCGCCTACGGTCATAGTCGCCGTAGAGGTCTTGAGCATCCTGCGGGTACGAATGTCGCGGGATAGGCGCAACTCCGCTAGGGAGATAAAGTCAGGAATCTGGCTGGTGAGGTCACTCCGTCCGAGGTAGTTCGCTACCGATGTCTGGAGGTCGCTGAAAGTCGCTAGGGCCATTGTAATCTGTCCATGAGTATGTATAGGAGCCCACATGACCTATCGCGTTGGACAGGTTGTGGTCTAAATAAGTATCGAATCCTGCGTCCTTTGCCTTGA